TAATATATTGTAATCTGTTCTTTGTATAATACTTTCTACTACACCTGATTTAACTCTTAATAACTCTACAAAGTTTTCATCATCTGTAGCACTTGTAGTTTTCTTTGCAAGTGTTAAAGCAATTTTAAATCTGTGAGCACCTGGAGCATTTACGTTTGATGAACCAGTTGCGTTATCGTTTAGTGAACTATCGTTTTCAGGTGTAACAAAACTTTCTGTTACAGTAAAACCAACTCTAAAAGATGGCGTATTTGAATATGCGTCTAGTATTAAAGTTTCTTCACTATTTGCAACAAAGAAACCATTTACAAAATATACACCTGCTTGTACGTTTACTGAACTAGCAAAACCTGTTGCGTTAGATGTTGTTGGTAATGAAGTACCTGAAGTACCTACAACTGCCGTTGATGATGTACTATTATATGTAAATGTTAATGTCTCACCTTCAGTAAATCTTTTTGTTTGTGTATCTGTACCTGAAGCAGTATATACAACATAGATTGTTGCAGCTGCTGTCGTTGTTGCCTCAGTTGTGTTTACAACTGTTGCTGTAATACCTGAAGTAGAACCTGTTACAGTTAAACCTTGCATGTTAGCAACTGTCGCTGTAGAATGACTTGCTAACTTAACGTATTCGTATTTTGTGTTAAGAGTTACTTCACCAGGTATGACCATACTACCATCTTTGAACATATGTTCACCAAATCTTTCAATTTGGTTTTGTAGTATAGTTTGTAGTTGTGTTAACTCTCTTGCTTGAACTGCAAAGGCAGGACGAAATAATACTCTATGAAAGTTTTTGCTTTCTGAGAAGTCATCAAAGTAAGGAGAGACGTTAAAGTTTGTTGCCATTTAAATCTCCTAAAATTCTACTATTAACTTTACATTCTCCGTTTGGTCTGAAGCACGGCTAATAGGTTTTCTATTTTCGATATACAAGATATCGCCACTATCAGCAGTTAGTTCAGGAGTAATATCATGTGAACTAGGAGTACCTGTCGCACTTGAAGTTGCACCTGTTACTGTATTCGTACTAGAAAATGCTGTTAAGTTTCCGTTACTATCAACACCTTGATTAGTAAACTGAGGTTGTATGTATCTTAAAACTTTTGTTGTAGAATTAAAGTCAACTACAAATCCTACAGCACCTGTACTTGCTTGTGTAATTTTTTCATCTGCTTGGAAACTGCCTGGTGTGCCAGAGAAAGTCATTGATTTAGTTGCGTCAAGTGTTGAAGCAGTTGCCGTTGAACCTGTTGTACTATCAGTTGGGTTTCTTAATAATGCTATTCTTCTAAAATCATTTGAAGTATTGAACTCGCCACTTTCACTAGTTGCAAAGTCAACATTCATCATTACAAAAAATCCACCTAACTCAGCAACAGCATCAGAAGCATGTCCGCCTGGAGGTGAGATTATGAAATCTATATCTGCGCCTGATACACCACCAATATCACTTGCTAAAACAGAAGCAAATGTATAACCAGACCCAGCAGTTGTGATTGTTACACTTGTTACTGCATTTGATCCTACAACTACAGTTGCTTTACCACTTGAACCATCACCACGAATATCAACGTTAGTATATGTACCATTTGTACCACCAGACCCGCCTGCCGTTACTTTAGCATTTTCTATTGCGCCAGCAGTAGTTGAATAGTCTGTACTTTCAGTTGATACATGCATAAAGTCTGTAGATAAAAAGTTTGCTTGTTCTGAAGCAGATAGTGAGTACATGTATTTCCACTTGTAACTATCACCTGTTGAGAACACACTTGTTGATTTATTACCTGTTGGTTCTACAGTTGAAGCACTATCACCATTATTGTCTATAACTTTGTAAACATCAAAGGTACTATTCATTACATAAAACGTTGCGTCATGTAAAGTAGTAGCACCTGAGTTAGCGGCGATTACTGTGCCAGCAGAGTTTATTTCGCCGTAGTCGTGTCTGTAGTAGTCATAAGTTGTACCAGTAGTCCAGTTTCTTCTTGGTATTACTGCTGATACATTTGAACTTGAAATTTTCTTAGCAGATAGTAAGTCGTCATACACATAATAATCTACACTACCTACACTATCAACTGGCGTAGGTGGTGATGTATCTGTACCATCATTGAATGCTTGATTGTCTGCAAATGCTTGTGGTCTACCTATTGCCAGGTAATAAGTATCTGCACTTTCGCCAAAACTCTCGCTAAATTGATTGGCGTTTTGTATTCTGAAATCTTTTGTTATAATTGCTGGCATTTTTTCTCCGTCATAAACTATTTATACAGTCATATTAACTGAATGTGGTTTTAATTTGAGCAGGTATAGTAAAGTTAGTTTTAAGACCTGTACTAAAATCATCTATTCTATTTGCTTCGCCATCAAATGATGTGCTACCTGTTCCTGTTAATTTAATACTATTTAGTGTGGTAATTGTAATACCACTATCCATGTCTCGTAGACCTAATTCTTGTTTGATATCTCCACCATCTTCTAATAATAATCCGTCATTCTCGTCAGCGGAAGTATTTAATAATATTCTATCAGGTGTATGGTCAAAGGCACCTGATACTAAATTACCTATAGTTTTCATACGAGGACCTGCATATACTAATCCTTGATTAATATTTGTAGACCTAAACTGTAATTGTCTGTCTGATGGAAGTTTAAGTGTTATCTCTTGGTTTAAAGTTACGTCTCTACTGCTAGATGTGAATGCTGTGCCTGCCTCAATACCTAATGCTGGTGATGTTCTTGCACTTGTACCGTCAGTAGTAGTACCAAGTCGTCTACCAATCTTCTCAGAAAATATAACTTTAAGTATTTCAACAACTTCATCACTCTCAGTTATACCAGACAGTCTAGTAAATCCTGTTTTCATCTTTGCGTTCAAAGATGTTTTGATTGCCACTTCTCCTTGAAAATAGAAACCTGCTGGGTGTACGGCAGACTTTAAATAATCTCGCCACTCACCTATACTCTCACCTACTTTTACAATGTAAGAGTAATCTTGGTAGTATAAACTGTCTTGTACTTTTTTAGTTTGTTCAGATAGTTGACCTTTAACACCTGTATTTTCTCCGTCTGTTTCTATTACAGTACCTACTGTAGCAGTCATACTTGCTTGAGGTGTTTCTGTATTATAGTTTCTTACTCTTGCCGTTTCTGTAGATGTACCACCTGTCATTGTAACTTTGTCCTCAAAGTTATTGACTACACTTGATAGTGTAAGTATGTTTGTATTGGCATCAAAACTATCTACAACACCTGTAGCAGTTGTAGTATCGTCTCTTTGTACTTTACCACCTGCATTTGAAGATGAACCATCTGTACCATTTAGAATAATATAATCTGTATTATCTTTTTGTATGTAAGTGTCTATAATAATTCTATCGTTATCTGTCTCGTCTCTTATAAAATCAGGACCTGCACTCTCTGGTACTGCTTCAGATACAAATTCTTCTAAGGCAAATTGTTCGTCATCTTCAGTAACTAAGTCACCTACTTCGCTATCTTCTAATCTGATAACAGGTTGTCTAAAGTCTTCTAGTAATAGTGAGTAGTCAACACTTTCAAAATCTTCTAATGCGATAAAGTCTTCAGTAGTTGCACTTACTGTTTCACCTGTTGTAAATGATCCTGATAATGTATCTACTTGTAAGTGAACTTTTGGCGAAACATCTGGTGCTGTTTCATATCTGAAACCGTGGTCAATAACTTTAGATGATAATGCTTTACCTACACTTGAAGATACTGCATACAATAAAGCACTTGAACCTGATGTTGATGTTACACCTACAGTTGGTAGTGAAAGATAACCACCACCTTTATTTGTTAATCTAATTTTAGTTATATCATTTGTACTACTATTGGTTGCAGCTTCCATAACAAGTTGAAAATCTGTGCCTTGTTCTAGTATAATTACACCATCATCATGTGTATCACCTTCTAGTGTGAAACCACCATTAACAACGGCAACTTTACCTGCAAGACCTGTACCACTTGTAGGGTTAGTAACAGATAATACTTCATCTACTGCATAACCTGAACCACCATCTTCTACTTGTACACTATCAATAACACCATAAGTTACTTGTTCTATTTGTGCAATGGCGCCAGTACCACCTCTTTCTTTTGTAAAGTTTATATTTTCACCTACAGTATAATATTGACCACCAGTATTTACTGTAACATCATCTAATATACTTTCAATATTACATTCTATCGTAACATCTTCATCTGTGTTATCAACACCTGAGAATACTGATTTACTATTTTGTAATACTCTATCGCCTGCGTTTGTACCATCAGCGTCTGTGCCATCTAAAATTATATCATCACCTGCGTCTGAAGATCCGTCTGTACTATCTAATAGTAAGGCATCACCACCACTACTTGCAAAAGTACCTGTTGTACTATCTTTATTTAAAACAAATGTAGCAACGTCATGTGAAGTACCATTTAATGATAGAGTTGATATGGTTGCACTTTCTACAACTGAACTAGCGGCATCTACTGTAGCATTACCTACAATGTCAGTTTGTGTAATTGCTTTACCTACTAAGTTGTTCATGTTACCATCAGTTGGTGATGATAATGTTGCCTTAATTATTTGTTCAGTATCAAAGTCACCATCTGATACTCTTAACATATCTACAGTAGGAAAATATAATTCAGGTGTTTCATTGAACAAGGCACGGAAAAATATTTCATGCCCTTTCTTTGTACCTTTTGCTTTGTATAGTGATAGAATATTTTTTGTTAGTTGTCTTTTATCTAAACCATTCGTAAGTGTATTTGGTATAGTTTGTAAAAATGCATTTCTAAATTGTGTAAAGAAATCATCTATAGTATCGTTGACATCTGCATACTCTAATAGTTGTGTTAAGTGTGCGTTAGGGTTTGGTCTATATTTTGATATAACACCTTGAGCACCAGATGAACTACCTGTTATAGTTTCACCTGTTACAAATAAACTATTTTCTGTAATGTATAATTTTAATGCGTCTGTATCTTCAGCAAGTATTGTTGCCGTTTGACCTGATGTTTGACCTGTAACTGTTTCACCTTTTGTAAACTCACCTACACTTGTTTGTTCATTAAGAATATAATCACCTTCATCTTTACCAAATTCGTTAGTTGCATTTAAGGCAACAAACCCACCAGTTGCAGCTTCTAGTAGTATTTGGTCACTAGCAGTTACACTTGATAAAGTGATTTGTGCTGAGTCCATAAAAACATAATACTGTTTTACGAACTCTACTAATAATGGGTGATTTGCTTGTATGTGTTGAGGGAACTGCCTCGAAACTATGTTGCTTATCTTCTTATTGTTTTTTGCCATTTACTAACTCGCATAGTTTGTCGCTGTTGTGTATCCTATACCTGATGTTGTATCATAGTCATCAGCAGTTACAGTAACACTAGTATTTGTTTCATCTATTTGTAAAACTTGATTACGAACTGGAACTACATCAACAGAATTAGGTATGATAGTTAGTCTTACAGCAGTTGATGTTGCACCATCAACATTACCAACTGAAGTAATATTTAAACTGTTAAGCACAATCTGACCATTTGTATAATCTATTGTACCTAGTGTGTTGTTAGTATAAACATTTACACCACCTGCAACATAATATAATCTTACATTACCTTGACCATCATCATTTAAGAAATAATCATTTGTAGTATCACCAGATATTTTAAATGAAGATGAAGATAATATACCACCTGCGTCTGAATTATGACCAGAGTGTGGATTATAAAATGCGTTATTAAAATTAATTGTATATGTTGTTGAACTTGCCAATGTAGCAGTAAATGATTTGTGTAATTTAAGTGTCGTAATGTTTGACAGTATAGAAGTGTCTGACTTATTTACTGTTTCAATAAATTTACTATGTCTGAATACTTGGTCAAACTCTTGTAAGTTTTCTGTATTGAAATTTGTTATTGCTGTTTGTACTAATGACTTAATACTTGCAGCTGTATTAGTAGTTGACTTAGCGTCATATCTTACAGTTACAGTTGGTTGTATAAATGTTGTTTCTGGATCTTCAATTACAGGTGTTATACTTGCAACGTTGAAATCTTTTAGTTGAGTTATGATATCAGATTTAGTTGCTTCTGTAAGTGTAGCACCAGCAACAGGATTGATAGAGATATATACTCTACCATAAACTGGTGTTGTGTTATCTTCGCCACCCCAAACTTGAACTGATTTAGCATTTGAATAAATTGATTTAACTTTACTTTCATAGTCCTTTGCCGTTACTGCTCTATTTTGTGTTGCATATTGTTTTGGTGCATTGAAACGAATAGAACTTGGACTTTCTGGGTCTGCACCATTAGCACTATTAGTATTTACTGTTAAACTTACATCACTAAACCCACCTACTGTACCAGATAAAGTAAATGAACTTGCGCCATTACTATCTGCACCATTTGTAACTATGTAAACAAGTGAAACAATATTACCAGTTGATAATGCTTTACCTAAAACACCATCACCAAACTTAACTTCGTATTGTTCATCTTCAGCACCTTCAAGGTAATAAACTGTAGATGTACTTGTAACATCTGCTAAGTCAGTTGATAATGTATAAGTTGTTGTAGTAGTATCAGTTGAACTGTTTTGAACTTTAACTTGTAAAGTTGTTGTGTCTGCCATATCATTTTTAATTAAGAAACGTTGATTGGCGTCTGAAGTGTCAACTGTATATTTGTTTGTAACTAATGTACCTTCATAAATTTTTAAATTAGAAAATGTATAAACACCAGAAGCAGGTGTAATTGTTGTATCTTCTTTTACAATATAGTTGTAAGATGTGCCGTCAACTGTAGTTGTAAATGTTGTACCTTGAGCGGCAGTTAATGTTGAACCAGAGGCATTATTGACAACTAAATTTACATCTGCATATGGCGATGTTGCACTTCTTGGTGTGTAACCTACATGTTTAGCATGTGATACAATACTGTTTCTTAAATCAGCACTATCTAAAAACATTTCATTGGCAAGAACATTTG